CATAGATATCTCTTAGTGCATTAAGTATGTCTAATCCTTGTCCATCTGATATTGATAGACCAACTAATCTTTTATTTTTTCCTACAAAATTCCAAAACTCTTCATCATTTTCCCAAACATTTTCTGATTCGCTCATCTATCCACTCCTTTCCTTCTTGTACTATGATGCTATTAACATCATGTCCTTCTGGCATTTGCATTAGATTAACATTGGGTAGTTCTCTACTTAGTTTTTTGCCAAACTCTAAGCCAGCATTGTCTCCATCTGCTAAAACAATTACTGTTTCAAAGTCATCTAATATTTTACTGTAGTAAGGTTTCCAATTGTTAACTCCAGGTATACCTATAGATGAGTGTGTTGTCTTGGCTTCTAAGATTATTGTATCCAACTCACCTTCGGTTACACATATATAATTGCCAGCAGTTAGTACTGTCTGTGCATTGAACATTGTAGTCTTAGCCCCAGGTATACCCATATACTTGGGTTCATCTGGATTGTTATTAAGGGTTCTAAATCTTATATCCACCACACCTGATGGTGTGATGTATGGTATTGCTAGTCTATTTTTATAACTTTCGTGTCCTGGAAGAGCGTCCTTCACTATCCCCAGATGAAACTTTTTCGCTTCTTCTACCGAGAGATGACGGCTTGAAAGGTATTCCTCCGCTAGATGAATGTGTTGAGCGTATTGTTCTGTTGCCTGCAAGAGAAATGCTCTCTGCGAATTTGATAGCCTCACTGTAATTACCTCCTTGTTTATATATAATTAAATCATACACATCACCTTGTACTTCACAACCAAAACATTTAAATCTTTTATCTTCAAAGTTAATTGCTGCTGATGCATGCTTATCACCATGAAAAGGGCAACGCATCTTGCGCCAACCATGCCCCTCCGCTGGCAGGGTGGCGCCTATATAAGTTAGATAGGCAACAATACTGTGCTTATCCATAGTAATAATCCTATCATTTCTTGTTGAAATAATGTAAGTAAAATTAATAACTCATTTATCATTTATAATCTTTCTGATTAATTCTATCCATACTTTTGCTGGCATTGTTGCATACCATTCTCCTACATCTCCTTTACCTTTACGTTTGTGTAACACTGTACCTGTCCATGCATTATCATTTTTTATTTCTATTTCTAATTCTTTTATCCATGTAGATAAATCTAAACGGTAATGGTCTTTAACTTCTATTGTTACTCCGTTAACACCACTGATGTCTCCTTTGTCTAGTTGGGCACCTGCAATTCGCCTGTCTGCATAGGGAAAACCATTGATTTTAAGCCACTTTACGACATCTGCCTCGGCTCTACTGCCCTTAGCCTTGGCTGGATTACTCATAGTAATTCCTGTTGTGTTGTGTATCTAATCATAACATCATCTAGATGCATAGACTCTGGATTAAATGAAAGAGTAACATAGTTATTACCTGTCTGGTCTGCTTTACCATAACGATTCTTAACTGGGGCTACACATAAAAAGTTGTCATCTCCTTGTTTCATCTGACCAATAGTTAATACCATTGCTGGTATCTGATTAACTAATCCTTGAATAGATGAACGTGATTGGCAAGGATAACCTTCGAATCCTTCTTTGGTATGGTGTAGTACTAACACGGCAGCATTGGTATCTCTGGCTAGATACTTAAGTTCTTTCATTGCAGCACGCATACCTTGGAACTCTTCGTGTCCATCCATTGCTATGTCCATAAGATTATCTACAACTATAAGTGTAGGGCTTCTGCCCCATACTGTTTCGAATGCAGATACTTCTTCATCTAAATCTTTTAATGTAGGTGTAGATTCAAATGACCAGAACAAATGATTGTTTAGTAATAGTATTTCATTTGCTTTGTCTGGGTCTTTCTTTAGTAGTAACTCTGCTGATTGTTGGCTCATATTGCCAGCCATTGCTATTAAACGCATAGCCATCGTGTGTGCATTAGTATCTGCACTAAAGTAAAGCGTTGGTAGTTTAGTTCTGGCAGCAATTGCTAATGCAATTGATGACTTGCCTGCACCTGGAGTGCCTGCTATTACTGTTACCTCTGCTCTGCGTAGTATGATTCCCGCTCTTTCAAAAGCCTGGAAGGCTGGTGGTAATGGTTCACCACCAACCTCGGCTTTACTGATTGAGCGTCTAAGGGTTTTCACTTAACCTGTTCTGCTACGAATGTACTCCATGCTGCATCTGTTGTCTTTAGATAAACATTTTTGCATTTATCAAAGGCACCTTTAGGTGCACCACAAAAGTAACCACGATACATTGAGCCATCTTTACCAGTGCCTTGAATAGCAGTCATCTTTCCATGTGGACAGTTGCGTCCACTAAGCGTTGCAGTTGAGTTATCCATTGGTGAAATGCTTGCGCCTAGTGCTGATGCAATTGTTCCTACTGTCATAGGTGCTGGTACTGTGCCACGAATTGCTTGTTCTAGTTCTGTTGTGGCTGATGTGATGGCTGCTAATCCTGTTGCAACCACTGCGTCTAGTTCTTCTCCGTTACTTGCACGGACTGTTACTAAACTACCTGATGCTGTTTTGATTGTGATACTGATTGGTGCTTCTGAGTGAGACACTATTTGTTCTCCTGTTCGAACGGATAAGAAAGACCTTTTTGGTCTCTCCATTTTCTTGCTTTCATGGATAATTGTAAACCTTTATAGCCTTCTTTAATATCTACCCACACTAACTTACATGTGCCAGTTCCTGCAGGTAAATGGATAATGATTGCTTTGTCTTTGTTTACATCTCCCCATGTACTACGGGTTGCCGTAGCACCATCATACGGCAAGCCGTTAGCATAGATTGCTAACTGTATTGCTATGTTATTAGGATGGTCTATCCGACCTGTCTTAATATCAGCAATAAATAACTCACCGTTATACTCAACAAGTCTGTCTGGTGTACCAGCAATCTTGTATTTATCTAGCACACTGAACTGTTCAATGAACTTATTGTTGAGAATCTTAGTTGCTTCTTCATATGCTTTGATGTCTGGTATCCACTGTGGTGGTACGACACCTAAGTCTTGTCCTAAATCTAATCGTTCTGCTAGTGCGTGTATGGCTGTGCCTATGTTGGCTGCTTTGTTTGCACCTGCTACTTCCATAGCCGATTCAATCAAAGAGTTAACTGCCATCTTATCTTCTTGTGCTGCACTAATAGATAATAATATATCTGGTCGTGTAGTTAAACCTATTGCAGCCATCCGCATTTTCCATGCTACTAATGCTGATGCATCATCTAATGAATTAGCAATCGTAGTTGCCCGTGTATAGGCAACTGGCTTACCGCCTGTTGGCGGGACTACTAGTGGTCTGCCGTATCTATCCCGCTCTATTACTAACTGTGCCATTGCTCTCCTTTATTTATGAGTTGCCCTGAGAAAGGAGATAGCCGAAATCAGGGCACTCAAGATTAGTGTATCACACTAAGATTCAGAATGAACTGATTGAACATCAACATCATCTACCCAGATGTCGCCATCTTCGGTATAGTTAACCTCGATATTATCTTTGGCTATTTCTTCTGCTTCTTCTTTACTTGATGCTTCTATACCTGTAATTGTGGCTGTAATAAGGACTGTTGCTGACCAACTCTTGGTAAATGGGTCTGCCCCTATACTGACAAGTAACTCATTTACATCATCAACTGAAACTACCATATCTGTTTCATTGTCTGTATATACTTCTTCAAAAAAAGCCTTGACATCACCAGCCATATTTCTTTTACTTCGCTGACATAGGTCTAACATTTCTTTGAAAGAATCTTTTTGTTCAATCATATTAATTAATGATTCTTGTGTAAATGTATACTTAACTTCTTTTACTTGGATGGATACTGTTGGTTCAGTCCCATCTAGTTCTGTGTAATACATTGTCATGCTATCTCCTATTCTTGTAGTAACCACGGTTGAAGGTGGTGCCCTTCCACAATGGCGTGGGCAGGCGCTGAACTCTGGCCACGCCAGAGTATACCGTTTGGTAGTTCTATCATTCTATTGTAGCACTCTTCATTACATGCTTCAATAGCATATATGCAAGGTTGCACCATAGATACTGGAACCATTGGGTAATGGTTTTGTTGTAGGTGTAATTTTATTTGCCATTCTAAATCTATATTAGAACTGGCTAGTTCTGTAGCAAGATTTCTACCCATTACTTAACCTTTATAGATGTTTGTGAATGAGTAGCACCTTCTGCTATGTCGCAGTCATCACACCAATAGCCATACAAACCATTAGCAAATAATGATTCGGATACTACTATTTTATTTTGCCTGCATACATTACATTCTTTATAGTTTGATATTCTACCCATCATACACCTAACAATTCAAGTGCTCTGGTTTTGATGTTATCGCTGGTGCCTGAGATGGCACGCAATGCTAAGTTCTTACCCTTTGCATTGTAGTCAGCCCACTCTATGACTGCTTGCCACATACCAAACTCTGTGTTACGTATGTTCTCTTGTGTAGGAGAGGCAGAATAGATATTGAATGCTGTTTCTCTAGCCTGAATAGCACGAGTGTATTGTTTCTTCTCACCTGTAGATAGTAAGTCGTATCTAACTTCTTCTATCTTAGTAGGTAATGGAAACACACGCTTGAAATAATTCTTTGCGTGCTCATGGCTTGCCTCTTTGGCAAGCAACATATCTGCTAGTGCTGTGTAATCATTAGCCATATCATAACTTAGTTGAATGATATTACTAATCTCTGATATAGATAACTGAGCATTAGTTGTATGGCTCAACTGATAAGTATACTTGTTCTTGCCTTTGTATATCTTATTGATTTGATTCATACAAAACAATCGCTCAATAATTGGTCTGATGATTACTGAACTACTACCATCGTGGCTAGTCTTGGCCAATAAGAATGCTGCGTGTGGGTCATTGGCTATTGTCATCTCCATTGGAGTTTCCATTAGCATCCAGACTTTACCACCACCATCATACTCACCTGCTGCTGCGTATCTCATGCCACTAGAATCAATTAAGTTATCTAGTGCGCCAAAGATTTCTGCATTCTGAAATACTTTATAGCGGTTACCTACTACACCAATGGCTGATGTCTGACCATATGGTGTTGTCTTGATAACTGCTTTCTTATTTTCTACTGGGATATAATCTTTAACTATGTTAGTTCCATTCTCACCTGGAACTGTATAGGTTGCAGTTATATCATGTAATGATACTGACCAGTCTAATCCTGCTTGACTGGCTACCTCGCTGGCTGATGTTGCTTCGACTGCTACACCTGCTTTGTGCCATGCTGCTTTACGGGCTTGTCCGTATATTAATGTATCAGTTGTCATTGTTAACCTCATAGATATTTTCTAGGATACTATCATGTAGTTTGATTGCCATTTCTCTCATCTCTGAGGCTGGCCACTGTGCATCATATACACGCTTGAGTAGTTTGGCTAATGGATAATCTGGATTGTTTTCTAATACTTTACCAAGAAATTCTTTAGCATACTCCATTTCCTCTGCTTCATATAGATACGTAGTAAATACTGTAGCAATTGGGATGCATTTATCTTTAGTAATAACATTACCAATAACTGATAGATAAGTGCCAATATAATCTGTATCTTTCTCAAGGCGTAGGCCCATTAGGAAGTCACGGATTTGTAGGTTCTCATTAGTAGCAATGGCTACCTCTGCTATGTGTTGGGCTGATGGTATAACTCCATCTGCTATATTATCAATTGCTTTACGAATGTCTTCTACTATACGAACATTTGTATCACGGTCAAGTGGATTATATTTACCATCCAACTCGTTGATTTCTAACTTGACATCCTCTCGCATAAACTCTGCGTCTAGGTCTATCATTTTATCTCCTTTGTTTTGGGAGGGCGTCTCGCCCCTATTGGCGGACGCCCGACTTGCTACAAATACTTTGCTATTGAATTGTAAGTAGATGTTGACACCACTTCCTCATCAGTAAGTTGAAGGATACGAATAGCATTTGATATCTCTTCTTTCATCTCACGATAAGCATG